GTCTTTTGATTTTGGCTGATGTTGGAAGTGTTGGTGGTGGTGGAACTCTGGATTTGATTATTCAGGATTCTCCCGATCAATCCACTTGGGATGAAGACTTCATTACGGTAGCTCAGATCGATGCTGCCGGACTTTTCCTGATTGAAGTCTATGATCCGATGCGTTATGTGCGTGTCAATGTTACAGTTGGAACCAATGCTGTTGTCTGGTCTTGTCTGTATATGACTTTTGAGAATCAGCGCAGACCTGTAACTCAGGTGGGAACACAACCGACCTTAACCTTTGGAACCGGACGTAAGCCCAAAGTGTCGGCTTCTTAATTCTGGTGATCTTTTGAAGTAAACCGGAATGTAATTATGAGAGGGTAGATATTCCGGTATCTACCCTCTTTCATTAGGGGGAGCAATGAAAGTTAAAGTAAAGTTGTTAGATCGGAATTTGATAAGAGCTTTTGGTGGTGTCATTCAAACAATGGAAATGAATAAGGCTCAAAGGTTTGTGGGGCAGGGTAAAGCAATATTTGAAGATCGTGAATTAAATAAAAAAGACAAAATGGAACGTAGACCGCCTTTACATAAAGCAGTATTTCAAGCCCCTGAAGACAAGATAATGGAGTCTTTTGATAATGGTAGGTATCCTGGGCCTGAAGATAAACTTTTTCCTAATATTAGAAAAAGGAAATAACAATGGCTTTAAATGATAATGCATTAATTGATACCACTTACTTCTATCAAATGTATGCCGATGAAGATTGGCTTGAGGACGAAAAAGAAAAAACTATGATAGAGGATTTAATTAATGCTGTGTCCTCAGAATTTGAGAAGTTTTGTAATCGTAAATTGAGAGCAAGGGATTATAGCTATGATGATCAGGATTCAGGATACAGTATTGATCTTCTTCATTATGCATTATTTGATGCACCTGAAGGTTATACTTTTTGGTTTCCAACGTATCCTGTCAATTCCCTTACTGAGTTTGTTATAAGTGGCACAGCTATTTCAGCAGCAGCAGATGATGACTATGATGCATCTAATGGTTATCGACTTTATCAGCGTAGAGGAAAATTAATTTACGGTCAAGGTTTTGACTATAATTATCTGCAAAACATTCAAGTCAAATGGAATGGTGGTTATACTGATGATCATGAAGAAATGTCAGATCTTAGGTATCTTTGTTTTTCTGCCATTAAACAATTTATGAATGCACCAGATAATGAATTGCTTCAGTCAGAGAGGATCGGAAATTATACTTATAAATTAATGTCACCGGAATTTCAAAGGGAGTTAAGGGGATTAGCTCCTACTATTTTTGAAAACCTAATGCCATATAAAAAGGTAGCTTTTGCATAATGGGATATTCAAATTTATTAGTTCAAAGATGTGACATTTATCGCAAGACCGATGATAAAGCGGATAGTAGGGGTTATACTACACCTGTTGATTATGGAACTACTCCGCTTTATTCAAGCGTTCCTTGTAGAGGACAAAATCTTTTTGAAAGTTCTGCCGGATTGAGAATATTGACCGGAGGAGTTTCAGCCGAAAATGATTACTTGTTTTTCTTTAAGAGAACACAAGATATTCAAAAAGGTGATAAGATTGTTTGGCAAGGTCTTGAGTTATTCGTTAAACCAATTCAACAGGTTTATGATCGGAAAAAAATTCACCATAAAGAAGTTTATTGTGGACTGAGCGAAACCTAATGGCTTTAAGAGAAGACATAGTTGAAGAAAGGATTGCACTTGATCGTATAGTTAAAAGATCAATGTTAGGTAAACATATCAATGAAAACATATTACGACCAATCCTTGATTCAATTGATAATTCAATAGACAGGATATTAAATGATCTTGGTTTTATGATTGTTTCTGAGATCCAGTATCGATTACATACTGCTCCTATTGGAAATGTCTATCAAGTTTATGAAGTCAATGAAGAAGCTGAAAGAGGTTCACGATATAGTTTTATAGGATACTATCATGCTTCAGCAGCAGGTGGGCCACCACACAGTCCAGGGGAACCACAGGAAGCAGGTTTGCCTACAGGGTCTCTTTATGAAAGCATATGGTATGCAGTTGATCGTTCAGGTGTTGTATCAGTAACAATTGAGTCTCCACAAGAAACAGAAAGGAATTATTGGTTTAAAGCAGGTAAAGTATTTCTTGGTTTTAAAAAACATGATGAAGCATTACCTGTTGCTGAATATTTTAAAATATTAAATCGTAAGACACGTCCTGATTGGTGGGGAATCACAATAAATAGAAAAAGAAAATATTGGTACAATTGGATGGAAACACAATTTGCAAAAGCTGTAAAAGAGTCAACAAGGAGATGGTCAGTTCATCGAGCTTTAAAGTTTAATATTTATTGGGAGAGTCATACATCATGATAGAGATCGATGAATATGTAGTAACTACGGTTACTGGAGATGCATCAATGATTTCATTGATGGGTATATCTGCAAATGATAATCGGATTTTTGCTTGGTATCCATCTTTTGATATTGTTTATGACAGTAATAACCCTGCTGCCATTGTTTTTAGAAAATCATCTGGATCTCGTCCAGGCGATAACTATTCCTATCCTTCACAAATACCAAATATAAATTATTTCTTCAGGGTTTTGTCAATCAATCAATTAGTACTTGGTCAAGTTGCCGAAAGACTAATGGATCTTTTTGACGAGAAGTATAACGTTACTTTAACGAATCTTGGTATTAAGAAGATAGGAATGATTGGGAATTCTGATGCTCCAACTGAGGGAGATGCCGGAAATCCTATTTATGTTAAAATGGTTTCTTTTAGTTTTTCAACAGTTGTTAGACGATAGAAAAAGAGTGGTTACTTCTGATGGATAATTATCGGTATCGAATGATAAGAGTGGTTTGTGAGGGTAAAATTAAATCATGTGCTTTCTGCAATGAACTTGACTATGGAACTGAGGATCATAAGATCATGCATGAAGGTTTTTGTTCAAAGTGTGGAAGACCTTTGGATAAGAAACCTGGGGATAAATGTAATTTCATAGTTGGGTATCGTGATCGTGGTTATAAGCAGCAAGATAAAATTCATTTTAAATGTAGAAATTGTCAAACTATAACTACTGTATAGGAGGAATACGTTATGTCACAATATCCACTTTCTTTTGATTCGGATAACATATCCATTGGGCCTTGCTATGTCTACTTTGATGGTACACATATTGGGCATACCTTTGGTGGTGTTACCGTTTCAGTTACCCAAAATACTTACGAGTTGAAATCGGATCAGTATGGTGAAACTCCGTTAAGGGTTTTGGATGCAGGTTTGGTTATGGAAGTCACGGTAAATATGACCGAATCTACTTTTGCTAACCTCAAATTGCTTTTTGCTTCTGCTGTTGACCAAACAACCTATCTCACCTTTGGTAAGCCTGTTGGTGAGGTTGTCGCTACAGGTGAGCTTGTGCTTGAACCGATTGATGGTTCAGAGATTTATCAGATTTACAATGCTGCTCCGAACGTTGGTGGTGCAGTTGAAATCGCATTTACCACAGATAATCAGAGAGTTTATGCTTGTCGGTTTGTGGCTCTTATTGATGACCAGAGAACATCAGGTGATCAATTGTTCCGAATTGGTGGATTTTCATCTGCCTAATAGATGGCTGCTCCCCCACGCCAAAGGGGAGATCCTTATATCATCAAATAATCGTGCTTTGGTGAGGGATCTCCCCTTAAATTAAAAGGGATTATTTTATAATGAAAGGTGGTGAAATTAATAAGGCGTACCTATGACTCAGACTAAAAAAAATAATTCTACAAAGGAGAAAACTAAAATGCCGGATCAAGAAGATGCACAATCTGCTGCTCAGATAGCAGATCAGATTGCACAACAAGTAGGTCAGTCTGTTTCTGAAGCTATTTCCAAATTGCTTCAATCTCAAACCCTGTCTTCTGGTGTCTCTGCTTCTGAGACTCGTATGGAAGACATTGGTGGTGGTGAACGGTACACGAAAGAAAGTGCCGATAATGCTGCCTTGATGTTTGCTAACACCAAAAGGACTTACGATGAATATCAGCATGAATCGTTGGAGTCCATTAAACGCAATCGTACTTTCTTGGATCGTGTTCTTAACGATGCCCATGAATACGGTATGCAGAAACATAACATTGCCAATCAAGCCCTGCAAAATGCTGTTGAGACAGCTAACATGGTTGGCAAACAGGCTGTTCGTCATGGTGATCTATCTATTGATCGTCAATGGAATGTTGATGAACAGGGTTTTACTGTTGCGGAGATTCTTCGTGACGAAAGTTTCAAAGATGCTATTGCAGCAGCAGTTGCGATTGCAGTAAATGAAGCTAAAACTAAGTAGTAATGGATTAACCTGGAGGGGAGGGGTCAATAGACCTCTCCCAATTCAAAGGAATTAATTATGTGGAGAAGAATATTATCGATACTTGGAGCTTTAGCAGTATTGGGTACTTTTGCTTCTGGTATTTACTTTATGGAAGGTCGATATGCCAAAGCAGATGATACCAAACAAAATAAAGTAAGTATCAGAATCAACAGTCTCAAAGACTATATCCGTTGGTATCAGGATCAGATGACT